ATGAACGTAAAGAAACAGTATAGCCCGACACTAAGCCTATCATTAAAAGGCTGCGCGTTGATCGCCGCAGTAGAAACCGGCCTTCTGCCTGAAACTGAACAGGACGGTCAACCCTGCTACGACACGAAAAAATTCGATAAGTTTTGGGCTATGTACACGGAGTTAGCAAAAAAGAGACAGGAGAATATCAGCAAGAAGCGCCACCGCCGCGCCTAAAAGCACCAGAAAGACCTGGAACGCTTTGCCGTAACGCTCATGTCTGTACTCCGAAAGTGCCTGGCGACCGAGTTCGGTAATTTGATACGCGGAATCGTAAAACTGCACGATACCGGGGCAACTTTGTACATCCATTCGAGAGGCTTCAATATATCCACATTTCAGGAGATATTCTTCGATCTCGGACAGCCCTTCATCTCCTATCGGTATTTCGGAGTCTTCGTATCTTTTTAATTCTTTGTATTGTTCACGAGTAAGCATAGCTTCGCACCTCCCTTTACCGCCAGTCTACCACGGCGTAGCGAGGAGGGCAATAGCCCCTAACAACCACGAAAGGAGATCACTATGACACCTACCGAAAAACTGCTCGCTGAGCAGGAGAAAATCGTCGCTGAGCGCGGCTACTACATACGCCCCGTTCGTATGGCGAATCTGATGAAAGCGGCTTCGAGGATCTTCGATATCCTCACAAAAGCCGATACCGCAATCAGCTATGAAGAATGCCGCATTGTACTGGAGATCGTGGCGCGAGCCATCGATGCCGCGGCGCCGGATGTAAAGGAGCCGCAGCCATGGCAAGAATGAGAACAGCTGAAGGCGTGATGGCCATTATCCGTGAGCAGGATCCGAAAACACAGGTCACCGTGCACGCGATCCGGCGCCTGATTGCAAGTGGAAAAGTCCCAGTGACGTGCTGCGGACGGAAATACTTGGTCGATGCTGATGCAATGATCGAGTTTATAGCGCGAGGAGGTGAGCCAGCGTGAACCGAGGCACCCGCGATACCATCTGCGCCACTATTGGCCTGCTGATTGTAATTGCTTTGCTGACTACTGTAGCCGCGCTGGACTCTCCTGGTGAAATGGACGAGCCGAATGCGTTATCGTCAGCGGCGCCGGAGCCGCGCGTAGAGATGCCGGAAGACAGCCTGCCAGCTGAGGAGTATGCGTACTGCAATGACGTGTGCCTCGGACTGTTTGAGCTTACGGCCTACTGCCCATGCTCAGCCTGTTGCGGCAAGAACGACGGCATCACGGTTACCGGCACGGCGGCCACTGAGGGCCGTACTGTCGCGGTCGATCCGACCGTTATTCCCTACGGCACGACCATCGAAGTGATCTATGCCGATGGCAGCTCTGCGCGCTATGTCGCCGAGGACTGCGGCGGCGCGATCAAGGCCAAGAGCTTGGATGTGTTTTTTGCCGACCACCAAGCCGCGTGCGAATACGGCGTCCGGACGGCCTATGTCTTTCTTGTCCAGGAAGGAGGCGGCAATGAATAAGGATTGCTCAAAAGTTTCGATTGAGCGCGGATCGGATGGCAGATTCACGGTGCTGCTGACTGGTAGCAAAGACGATATAAGGATGCTTTGGACCATGCTCAGCGTGAGTGTTTCCAAAGCGACCAAGACCCCGCTTCCTGTGCTGTGCGCAGTCTGTTCTACCGCAGGCCCAGCTATTGAAAATATGATGGGACGCGGAAATGGCACGACCGTCGACATGAGCGTCCTTGGCAGATTCGCAAAGGGAAGGGGAGACACCCCATGATCCGCTGCGCATACTGCGACAGCGTTACGCTGGCGCTTGATCTCAATGGCGTCGATGCCCACGTCTGTCCCCTCTGCGGCGCTGTATTTGCCCGCCGGTACGGAAATACCTATTCCTTCATTGCTGATCTGAAAGGTGCTCAGGGCGTCAAGGAGCTTCTGCACTCTGTGCGACCGCACGATCCACTGTATCGGTCAATCATCACAGCGTAGGCCTTGAGAGCTTGGCCCAGATGGTCGAGCTGTCGGGCATGGACTGGCTCTATCATCTGGGCCAAGCGCCCGAGGGATAGTACCCTCCTTTCTAACAAAAAGCGGCCCCGTAAGCAGCCGCTCGCCGTCTGAGAGATGGTGCCCCAGTGCAATTCTGGCAGGGAGACAAGCGGCAGCGCTCATGGTCGATGCATTTCTGGAAAGAAAAGGGGCGGTTCGATTCCGCCCTGCCGCATAGAGGGAGACGTTCCTGCCCTCTGCCGGGCGTCCTCCTGACTTCCCGGGACGCCCTCTCTTTGAGTCGGCCCCGCCAGTCCTTTGACATACGGCGGGCTCCCGGCAGAGGGCAGGACAAAAAAGTAAGAAAGGATGATCCCCCATGAAGATCCGCATGAGCTACCGCAACGAGACCAAGACCTGTTACCGCTTCGAGCGGCGTGATGATGCCGGAAACCTTATCACGCTGTATCTGAAGAAAATCGACATCCAGGAAGCTGGCATTGATCCCAAGAAGGGCATCGATGTCACGATCGAAGAAGCAAAGTAAGGAGGAAACATCATGAATACCACATTCACCATCAATGTGCAGGGCGAGATCCGTCTGCCGGACATTGCTCTGCTGGCTCAGGCGATGATGGGCAGGCCCCAGCCTGAAGCCGTGACCGCGCCCCAGCCCACCGCGCCAACCCCTGCCCCGCAGCCCGCTGTAATCCCGCAGACCGCTGCGCCAACTGCCCCTTCTGCACCTGCCCCTTCCCCTGTGACCCCCACGGTGCCTGTTACGGAAGCGCCGAAGTATTCCATCGATGATATCGCCCGCGCCGGTGCGGAGCTGGCTCAGCAGGGCCCCGACAAGATCGCCGCGCTGACCGGCCTGCTTCAGCAGTTCGGCCTGCAGGCCGTCACGCAGCTCCGCACGGAGCAGATGGGGCCCTTTGTACTGGCGCTGAGAGGAATGGGGGCGCGGATCTGATGCCGACACCTGAGATCCACGCGAAGCTGAGCGCATCGGCATCCCACTCGTGGCTCAACTGCCCGCAGTACATCAAAGTGCAGGAGCTGTTTCCCGAGTCTACCAGCTCCTACGCGGAGGCCGGCCGTCTGGCTCATGCCATTGCGGAATACAAGGCCCGCAGCTACTTTCTCGAGCCCGTCGGCAAGCGGGGCTACAACGCCCGCCTGAAGAAGTTCGCCGCGGAGCCTGACTACGACCCCGCCATGGAAGAGGCAACAGAGCTTTATCTGGAGACGCTGAAGGAACAGGCCATGACCTTTTCCGCACCGCCCTTCGTGGCGCTGGAGGCCAGAGTGGACTACTCCGAATATGCGCCCGACGGCTTCGGCACCGCTGACTGCATCATGATCGGCGGCGGCCGCATCGTGATCTGCGACTACAAGAATGGCGCCGGTGTTCCGGTTGAGGCCGAGCGCAACAGCCAGATGATGCTGTACGCTCTGGGTGCGCTGGCCAGCTTCCGCCCCATCTACGGCGATACGACCACCACGGCGCGCCTGGTCATCATCCAGCCTCACGCCGGCGGTGTGAAGGAGTGGGAGATCTCCGTGGAGGAACTGACGCGGTGGGGGCACGAAGTCGTGGCCCCTCGGGCAAAGACAGCGTTAGAGGGCGCGGAGCCCGCCTGCCCTGGCGATTGGTGCCGCTTTTGCAAGGGCAAGTCCCAATGCGCCGCCCGGGCAAAGCAGATGCTGGAGGTCGGCAAGCAGTATCAGATGGCGCCCGCAGCGGGCTCTGAGAAGCTGCCGCCCAAGTATGACGGCCCGTTGCTCTCCGATGAAGAGGTCGGTGCGGCGCTCTCGGCCGGTGCAGGATTGGTTGCCTGGTACAAGGACTTGCAGGATTATGCCCTGCTGGCCTGTCTGGATGGCCGTGAGATCCCCGGCTTCAAGGCGGTGGAAGGCCGTGGCTCCCGCGATTGGGGTGATGACCCCGATGCGGCATTCCGAATCCTGCAGGAGCGTGGTGTCGCGGAGGCGATGCTGTATGAGCGCAAGCCTGTGACCGCCCCTGCTTTGGAAAAGGCCCTGGGTAAGAAGCTGTTTGCCGAGGTCGCTGACGGCCTCGTGCGCAAGCAGCAGGGCAAGCCTACCCTCGTACCCGCAAGCGACAAGCGACCGCCCTACAATGCCGCGGAGGCGGCTTTCCAGCCGATGCCCGACAATGGGTAACACGCTGGAGATCCACGACGGTGACTTCCATCTGACGATCTATCTGGATAAGCTGCACAGCTTCCCGCGGGCAAATTTCTGCCGTCTGCTGCGGCTGCTGCGGCGGTACCCGGACGCTATGGAGCCGTTGGGCACATATCTGCGAGAGCAGATCCCTATCTGCAAAGCCGGATGGGAAGCATGCAGCCGGGCGTTCGTCAATGGCTGGCGGATCGCAAACCCTCGCTCCCGTACTCCGGAAAACATGTCGAAGCTGTCCGAGAACAAACGGCTCGAAAAGAATCTGCGTACCGCAAAGCGCCTTTATACCACATACACGCGTTTACTTCAAATCTATGAAAATCAAGGAGGAACACACAAATGAATCCTACCACCATCACCATCGGAGAAGTCCGCTTCTCCTACGCCAATGTTTTTCAGCCGCAGGCTCCCGCCAATAACCCGCAGGCGGAGCCGAAGTTTTCCGTGACCATCCTCGTCCCTAAGACCAATGCCCAGGCAAAGGCCGCCATCGATGCCGCGATCAACTCCGCCATTGAAGCCGGTGTGTCCGCCAAGTGGAACGGTGTCCGGCCTCCGGTCCCCTCCATCTGCGTCCATGACGGCGACGGTGTCCGGCCTTCCGATGGCCAGCCCTTCGGTCAGGAGTGCAAAGGGCATTGGGTATTCACCGCATCCTGTAAGGCAGATCGGCCACCCTTCGTGGTGGATGCTCAGGTGCAGAAGATCATCAATCCTGCGGATGTCTATTCCGGCTGCTATGGCAATGTCAATGTAACCTTCTTCGCCTACAATTCCGCCGGCAAGAAAGGCATCGGCTGCGGTCTCAACGGTATCCAGAAGACCCGCGATGGCGATCCCCTGGGCAGCCGCGTGACCGCCGAAGAGGCATTCTCTGCCGTGGCTCCCGCCGCTGGCCCTGCCGCCTGGCCTTCTGCTCCTGCTCCGGCGGCCCCCGCCGGCTGGGGCGCTCCCGCGCAGCAGCCCGCCCCCGGTGCATGGCCCTCCGCTCCCGCGCCTACCGGCTGGCCCAATGTCTGATCTGCTGGGGCCCCGCTTCGGGGCCCCTTTTATTTTCAAAGGAGGCGGCGCTTATGCTTCATCATCTCTTCATTGATATCGAGACCTTCAGCGATGTGGACATCGGTAAATCGGGCCTCTACAAATACGCGCAAAGTCCGGTATTTCAGATCCTGCTGTTCGCTTACAGTCTGGACGGTGCCCCCGTTCAGATCGTAGATATGACGCAGCCAAACGCATACCTGCCGCAGGAAGTGCTCCGTTGGATGTTCAATAAGGATTGCATCAAACACGCCTACAACGCCGCCTTCGAGTGGTACTGCCTCAGCCGCTACTTTCATCTGCCGGAGGATGAGTGTTATGCGGGATTTTCTGCTACGACCTGGCTTTCTCAGTGGCGCTGCTCCATGCTCCATGGGATGTACACCGGCTATCCCGCAGGTCTGGACGCCGTCGGACGGGCCCTGGGTCTTCCGCAGGACCGTCAGAAGATGTCTGTGGGGAAATCCCTCATCCGCTACTTCTGCGTGCCCTGCGCTCCCACAAAGGCCAACGGAGGCCGTGTGCGGAATCTCCCTCATCATGATCCGGATAAGTGGGAATTGTTCAAGACTTACAACGGGCAGGATGTCGTGGCCGAGATGGAGATCGACCGGAGATTGGATAACTTCCCAGTGCCGGACGATGTGCAGCGGCAATGGGAGCTGGATCAGCTGATCAACCTGCGCGGTGTCGCCGTGGATATGGAACTGGCCGACAGCGCGATCTGCCTCGGTGAGACCGTCAAAGCGCAGCTGATCGCGGAGGCACAGGAGATCAGCGGCCTGGAGAACCCCAACAGCGTTGCGCAGCTGACGCGCTGGCTGGAAAAGGAGACCGGCGAGGAGCTGGCCGATCTGCGGAAGGATACCGTGTCCGACCTGCTGGGCAAAGACCTTCCCAGCGATGCCGCCCGCCGGATGCTGGAGATCCGCAAGGAGCTGGGCAAGACCAGCACCAAGAAATATAACGCCGTGGAAACCTGCGTCTGCGCCGACGGGCGTGTCCGCGGCCTGCTCCAGTTCTATGGCGCCAATCGGACGGGCCGCGAGGCCGGAAGGCTGGTGCAGGTGCAGAACCTTCCGCACGATGTTGTGCCGGCCACGGGTACCGCGCGCCGGCTGGTGAAAGGCCGTCAGCTTGATGCCCTGCGTCTGACCTACGGCAGCGTGACCTCTACACTCTCGGCGCTGATCCGCACCGTCTTTGTGGCCGCACCGGGTAAGACCTTCATCGACGCCGACTTCTCCGCTATCGAGGCCCGCGTGATCGCGTGGCTCGCCGGCGAATCGTGGGTGCTGGATGTCTTTCGGACGCATGGCAGGATCTATGAGGCCACCGCCTCGCAGATGTTCAATATCCCATTTGATCGTATCAAAAAGGGCAATCCAGAGTATGCCTACCGCGCAAAAGGCAAAGTGGCCACGCTGGCCCTTGGGTACCAGGGCGGCCCGGGGGCGCTGATCGCTATGGGCGCCCTGCGCAGTGGGCTGACCGAGGAGGAACTTCCGGACATTGTAGACCGCTGGCGGCGCTCCAATCCGGCCATTGTGAACTTCTGGTATCTGCTGGACGCGGCCGCGCAGGAGGCTGTGCAATCCGGCCGAACCTCTACCGTTGGCTGCGTCACCATCGGGCGCGAGTGCGATCCCGCGAATGACCTGGACTTCATGATGATCCGGCTCCCCAGTGGCCGCAAGCTCTATTATGTGAGCCCTTATATGGGCACCAACCGCTTCGGCAAGCCGAGTATCTGCTACTGGGGCCAGAATCAGACCAGCAAGAAATGGTCGGTGCTGGAGACCTACGGCGGCAAGCTGGCAGAGAACATCACGCAGGCCGTGGCCAGAGATTGCCTGTTCTACGCCATGGAACAGTTGACCGCCGCCGGCTACCGCATCGTATTCGATGTCCATGACGAGGTGGTGATCGAGGCCCCCGCCGGAATGGCCAGCCTTGACCGAGTGGTCGAGATCATGTCGCAGCCGGCTCCATGGGCGGCGGATCTCCCGCTCAATGCCGCCGGCTGGGTGGACAACTACTTCAAGAAGGATTGACGCCAATGAATGACTTTCGGCGCTGGACGCCAACAGAAGAGGAGTACATCTGCGACCATTGGAGATCTCAGAGCGACGCAGAGATGGCGAAAGCGCTGGGGCGTTCGGAAGGCACCGTGAGAACAAAGCGGCGGCAGCTGCGCTGCTCACCGCAAAAGACTTGGACTCCGGAAGACGAAGAGTATCTGCGGGAAGCTTGGGGCCGCGTGTCGATCCCGGGGATCGCAAAGCACCTTGATCGAACAGTAAATGCCGTCAAAGTTCATGTTGCAAGGCTTGGCCTGGGGGCGGTGTTGGCCAACGGTGATTATGTGACCTTCAATCAGCTCATGCTTACCCTTACCGATAATTCCCAATCTTACAGCTACCAAATGAAAAGCTGGGTAGATAACCGAGGGCTCCCGGTGCATACACAGCGGGTAGATCAATGCACATGGCGTGTTGTCTATTTGGACGAGTTTTGGGCTTGGGCAGAACAGCATCGAAGTTTTATCGATTTCTCAAAACTGGAGCCATTGGCGCTCGGTAAAGAACCAGATTGGGTTCCGGAGCAGCGTCGCAAAGACTTCCAGGCATTTGCGCTGCAGCGGAAAGATCCGTGGACTCCGGATGAGGACAACCAACTGATTCGGCTTCTGAAGCTTCATAAGTACGGTTACGCAGAGTTGTCGGAAAAACTTCGTAGATCAGAGGGGGCCATCGTTCGCCGTTGCCGCGATCTTGGGCTGAAGGAGCGCCCTGTACGGGCGGACAACCATGGCGCAAATGCCGCCTGGACCGACTCTCACTTCCAGGGGCTTGCCGACGGGATCCGACACGGCGACAGTTATCCTGCAATCGGGAAAAAGATAGGAAAATCAGAAAAGGCCATCCGCGGGAAAGTTTACTTTACCTATCTGACCGAGGATGCTGATAAGGTGCGTGCCATGTTAGGCAGCGGCGCATGGGGAGACGGCGCACCGGAGCCCACCGTGCGCCAGGGATTCAGCCTTTCCAAGACAAGAACAGAAGTCCGGAAGAATCTGTCCGTTCTCGATGCACTTCTGCGGAAACGCATGAACGATCTCGGCTATGACCCATACTGGCAGCGGTTCATGTGTGTAAATTGGGATTCGGTGAAAGGCTGCTCTGCTGGTTGCTCCGACTGCGATTCCTGTACCGAGTTTCAGCGAATACGTCCCCAATATTGCCGGATGTGCGGCGGGGAGTTCCTGGAGCGCAAGGAACAGACTTACTGCCCGAAGTGCCGGGCCATGCGGAAGAAACAAGCCCAAAAGAAATACGCCGTGCTCCACGCTCGGAGCCGGTACTGACCATTTATCTTTGATCCACCACGAAAGGAGACGCAAGATGGCAAAATGTAAAATCTGCGGAAAGGCCGTAGTTACAGCCCATGTATTCCACCGTGAATGCTGGCAGGAGAAGGTAGAGAAGCTCGCACAGGTATTCTGCGATAACTATTGCCGCTGGCCGCGCGAGTGCCCCAACCAGGACGAGCTGGAAGATAAGCATTGCGACAGCTGTGATCTGATCCGCGTCCTGAATCTCGGATTGTGAGGTGCAGTCCATGAAGATAGAAGAATTGATTACGGCCCTTCGTCGGCTGAAGGTAGAGACTGGGAGCCTGCCCTGTCTGGGATGCGGCTATGAGCACGGCTGCTCTCTTCACGGCTGCGTGATTATCAATGAAGCCCTGGAACGGATCACGATGCTGAAGGAGCATTTCAGCGAGGAATCTGCCTTGAAGATGGCGGCACAGGCCTTGGAGACCACGCCTGAAGCGCTTCGCCAGAGCGCGCAGTTCCATGCCGGCGATACGGTGTGGGTGCTCACGAGAGACGAAGATGGTGTGCCCAATGACGTTGACGGCTATATGCTCCTTGCGGTAGCTGGGAATGCAGTCATCGTCACCTCGTTCGTTGATGACCAGGATGACCTGGACAGCACGCTTGCCTATCACATCAGGGAGACTGCCGTGAACTTCGACTCTGATCTGGCTGTGTTTCCGCTCTCTGACTGCTATGCGGTCTATGAAGCGGCCAGGGCTGCACTGGATGTGGAAAGTGAGGGTAGCCATGGCTGAATGCATGAAAGACGGTGTTGACTGCCCGGACTTCTACAAATGCACCGAAGAAGGCGACATTGTTCAGAACTCGGGCAAGAAGCTGCAGCGCTTCTGCTTTTACTGTCTCGCCACCCCACGCATCAAGAAGATCGGTACCGTTGCATCTTGGACGGGTACTACGCCGCCGTGGTGTCCAAAGGGCCGCGGTTGAAGGAGGAAGTCATGAATATCACTATTGCTTCAAAGCTCATGGAGCTGTACGCAGCCTGCCCCAAATGCGGCTGCGAGGTCATCGGGAACGGAAAAGGCTTGCTGGAATGTGATACTGCCGCCGGCTTCTTTAAGCGTTCCTGTGGCTGTGGCTGGCACGTCGAGGTCACAGAGGGATCTATGACCGAGGCTCCTCCAGAGCTGCCGACCGAGGATGAGGATGAGCCTGAGCCCGTGGCTTTTGCCAATCCGGAACCTGAGCCGGTGCCTGAGCCCATTTCTGAACCCGAGCCTGTGCTGGAGCCAGAGAAGATCAGTCCGTGGAATGGGTTCGTACATATCCGTTGCGAGGCTTGCCACAAGGAATCCACGACCTGTCTGAGGACGCCGACCGACACCTACATCTGCAAGGAATGCGGACATGAGATGCCGCTTCCCAAGGCGTACCGTGCCTACACCAGATGCGAGTGTGGCCAGAAAGGGGCCTATCTCACCAATATCACGGATTGGACCTTTGACATTCCCTGCGTCCGCTGCGGCGCACCGAATACCGTGACCTATAACCCGGGGCGGGACTGCTACGGCCCCGTCGGTAGTACCCATCGCAAGACCAAACCAAGAAAGAAGAAGTGAGGCGAACTGTATGAGTGAACAGAAAGATTTACAGGAGCAGCTGCTCTCGAGAGCGCAGGAGTGCCGGAAGTCGGTGCTGGTGATCACCACGAACGGTTTCCAGATGCGTGGCATCATCACCGGCTCTGACCGCTTTGTCATCGCTCTGAAGGGCGATGGGAGACTGCAAATGATTTATAAGCACGCGATCTCCACGATCGTGCTGACGGAGGAACGGTCATGAAGCGTGAGACTTACCAGCGGGGGCTGCCCGGTGTCAAGTGGGGCATCTGGAATTGCCAAAGGAAATGCTTCCAGTTCGGCATCTGTGAGGATACGCCCATGCTGGCAGAGGCGAGACTGCATCAGAAGATCGGTGACGATGCCAAGAGATGGCGCTTTGAGCCGAGGCAGCTTCCGGGCAAATATGCAACTTTTTCACCCGTTTTATAATATCCGTTTTCGTCCCCATTTTTATGCCCAAAAACCGAATATGCCGGAATGACCATCAAACCATTGCAGGGACTATATTCCCGAGCTGCTGAATCACCAGTTTTTTACCTAAGTTATAGAAACCTACGGTAAAACTTTTTTGACACCCAACAGATTTCATAACTTTTTGAGCGAAAAAAAGTTCAGCAGCTAATTTGTTTCGCTGTTGGGTCAGGCTCTTGCGGCAGTGAGGCCTCAAGCTCTGAGCCGGATACATGACCTGTCTACTATGTATACCCAACAGACGGGCGCCGAAATAGTGTCTTACGCCGGTCACGGCGGAAGCACTTTTTCGGCGCCACACGGCTGCAGACTGACCATGCACAAAACACCCAGACAGTTTTGCGCTGCCGGATCACTACCTGAATCTGCCACCCCATTGCCGGGGCAGTCGACCGATGTAAAATCACTACCTTTTTCTGCCGCCACTTCAGGACAGCTTTTGGTAGTTCCCGCTCCGGCTCAAAAAGACCCCAGGTGATAAAGCCGCATGTTCGATACCGAAATCTGAGCCCCCTGTACGGCGATCTCAAAAAGGCCAAAATCGATACCAGTTTCTGCCCCTGCTTTTTCGCAGGTTTTGGTATCTCCAGATATGCCCGTTTCCGGCTGCAAGAGGCTGGTCGGGCCCATGACAAATTTACGCCCTGCGGGAGGCAACTGATATGCTGAACATGGTAAATGACAGACAGATCACGATCACGACCGGCTCCAGCCGCCGTGCTGTGCAATGGACGCCGCAGCTCATGCGGCTGTCCGAATTTTATGAGCGCCTGGGCTTGCCCGCCCGGAGCGAGGAAACGCTGGCGGAATATCTGAATCTTCCCAAAGGCCAGCAGGATGAGATGAAGGATGTGGGCGGCTTCGTTGCCGGTACCCTGAACGGCCCGCGCAGAAAAGCCAACGCCGTCACCGGCCGCGACCTCATTACGCTGGATCTGGACAACATCCCCGCAGGCGGCACCGACGATGTGCTTCGCCGTCTGGAGGCTCTGAACTGCGGGTACTGCGTCTACTCCACTCGCAAGCATATGCCGGCGGCTCCACGGCTGCGTGTGCTGCTGCCCCTCAGCCGCACTTGCTCCGCTGACGAATACGAGCCTTGCGCCCGTCGTATGGCCGACCTCATCGGCATGGAGCTGGCCGATCAGACCACCTTCGAGGCCTGCCGCCTGATGTACTGGCCCAGCTGCAGTAGCGACAGCCAGTATGTCTTCCACTACACCGACCGGGAAATGCTATCGGTGGACTGGCTGCTGAGTACATACGAGGATTGGCATGATATCACCTCCTGGCCGGCTCTGCCGGGCGCTGCTGCGCTTGCACGGCCGGCGGCCAAGCAGGGAGACCCTCTCACTAAAAGCGGCGTTGTGGGCGCTTTCTGCCGCGTCTACGACATCGAAGCTGCTATGCAGGCATTCCTGCCCAATGCCTATACGCCGGTGGATTCCATGCCCGGGCGTTTCACCTTCCTCGGCGGCTCCACCACCGGCGGTGCGGTGCTCTATGACAATGGCAAGTTCCTGTATTCCCATCATGCTACAGATCCGTGCAGCGGCAAGCTGGTGAACGCCTTTGACCTCGTCCGTCTGCACCGCTTCGGCGATCTGGACGACAGCGCCGCGCCCAATACGCCCATCAATCGGCTGCCCTCCTATCTGGCCATGAGCGAGACCGCCACCAACGACAGCCGCGTCAGCGGGCTGCTGCTGCAGGAACGCTGGGAGACCGCCTCGGAGGTTTTTACGCCGGTCAACGGGGATGCCGGCGAGGTCGATCACAGTTGGATGCAGCTGCTGCAGGTCAGCCCGAAGTCCGGCCTGCCCAAGGCCACCATCGACAACATCTGGATCATCCTGGAGCACGATCCTCGTCTGAAGGGGAAGTTCGCCCTCAACGACTTCGCCGGCCGCGGGGAGGTGCTGGGTGCCCTTCCATGGGCGGAGGATGACCGGCGGCGCTTTTGGGACGACAACGACAACGCCGGCCTATACTGGTATCTGGAGAAGTATTACCAGATCACCGGCAACGGCAAGATAGACGGAGCCCTTTCCCTGCACAGCGCCAAGCACGCCTTCAATGACATTGAGGCGTATCTGATGGGTCTGCAATGGGACATGACGCCGCGGCTGGACAAACTCTTCATCGACTACCTAGGCGCCGAGGATACGCCCTATACCCGCGCTGTGACGCGCAAGGCGTTCGTGGCAGCGGTGGCTCGGGCTCTGAATCCGGGAGCCAAATTCGATTACATGACGATCCTCTCAGGGCCACAGGGCATCGGCAAGAGCACGTTGCTGGATAAGATGAGCAAGGGCTGGTTCAACGACAGCATCCGTACCTTCGAGGGCAAGGAGGCCAGTGAGTTGCTTCAAGGCGTGTGGCTGGTGGAGATCTCCGAGCTGGACGCCTTCCGGCATAGTGACGTCTCCCGCATCAAGCAGTTCCTCAGCCAGCGGGCGGATCGGTTTCGTGCTGCTTATGGCCGCCATGTGAAGGAGCTGCCGCGCCGATGCGTGTTCTTCGGCACCACCAACAGCGACGACTACCTGCACGATAAGACCGGCAACCGCCGCTTTTGGCCCATTGATGTCGGTCGTAACCCCGTGACCAAAAATGTATGGAAGCAGCTGCCGGAGGAACTGAATCAGCTCTGGGCAGAGGCGGTGACCTACTGGAGATTGGGAGAACCTCTGTATCTCAGCGGAGAGGTCGCCGACGCAGCGAAGGCGCAGCAGGAATGCCACCGTGAGGTCAGCGTTCGGGAGGGATTGATCCTGGACTTTCTGGAGAAAGAGGTGCCCCACGATTGGGCCAGCTGGAGCCTCGACCGGCGGCGGGTATTCTGGTCCGGCGGCGCAGTTGGAGACGCGCGACTGGTACCCAGGCAGCGGATCTGCGCGCTGGAGGTCTGGTACGAGCTGTTCGACGGCCAGGGCAAGGATATGCGCCGCGCGGACGCCCAGGAGATCAACAGCATCATCGCCACGGCGGCGGGATGGAAAAAGACCTCGCAGGGGCTCAAATACGGGTACTGCGGAGTGCAAAGAGGCTTCGTCCGAGAGAGGTAACATTCAAGGGTAACATTCTCTTAGTGCAGGGGTAACAATCAACATTCGGTAACATTCAAATGTTACCCCGCAAACCCTTGCGGCACAAGGAAGGTAACAAAGGTAACATTCTTTTTAAGTATTAAATAAAACAGGCAATTAGGGGGCCTGTATTCTCCCTGATACGCCTAAATGCGTATATGCCCTCGCGTGCGCACACGCGCGCGTGATAGCAATTCGAAAGGAGACCACAGTATGAGAGAAAGCAGCATTGAGTCGAAACTGGTTCGGATGGTTCGTGAACGGGGCGGGCTGTGCTTCAAGTTCGTCTCGCCGGGGAATCCCGGTGTGCCGGATCGCATCGTTATAACGCCCGCCGGCCGCACGGTGTATGTGGAACTGAAGACAGAAGTGGGACGGTTGGCAGCCATCCAAAAGTGGCAGCATGAGGAGCTGCGCAAGCGCGGCGCGGATGTCCGGACGCTGAAAGGGCTGGAGCAGGTAAAAGCATTCGTGGAGGAGGTGTTTCCGGCATGAGATATGAACCACATCCGTATCAAGCCTACGCCATCAGCCGTGTGATCTCTGATCCCTTCGTGGCGCTGTTTCTGGAGCCGGGCCTGGGGAAGACGGTCATCACGCTGACGGCCATCCAGGAACTGAAGTTTCATCGATGGGCGGTCTCCCGTCCGTTGGTGGTGGCCCCGAAGAAGGTGGCCGAAGCGACATGGGCATCCGAAGCGGCAAAGTGGGATCACCTGCAGGGCATGAAGGTCATTCCGATCCTGGGCACGGAGAAGCAGCGGATCAATGCGCTGTACGCATCCGGCGATGTCTGGGTAGTCAACCGCGAGAATGTTCCCTGGCTGGTGGATTACTGCCGCAATGATTGGCCCTTCGACATGGTGGTGTTGGACGAGTCCACCAGCTTCAAGAATTCCAGGTCGAAACGGTTCCTTGCCCTGAAGCGGGTACGCCCACGGATCCAGCGTCTGGTGGAGCTGACCGGCACACCATCGCCCAACGGCCTGCCGGATCTGTACGCACAGGTCTTCCTGCTGGATGGCGGGGCACGGCTTGGCCGCACGCTGACCTCTTTCCGGGAGAATTTCATGTCGCAGGACTACGCCCATCCCGGCCAGCAGTATCGGACCTATTCGCTTCTGCCGGGGGCTGACCAGCGGATCCGTGACGCGGTCTCCGATATCTGCATCAGCATGAAGACAGAGGATTATCTGACGTTGCCGGACTTCGTTGAGCATATCGTGCCGGTGGCCCTGGATGCCTCCGCAAAGAAAGCCTATCAGAAACTGGAGCGGGAGATGCTGCTGCAGGTGGACACGGAAACCATCACCGCAGGGAGCGCTGCGGCGCTGAGCGGGAAGCTGCTGCAGCTGTGCGGCGGTACGGTCTATACCAATGACGGCGGTGTAGCCGACGTGCACACCTGCAAGATTGATGCCTTCCTGGAGCTGATCGAGCAGCTGAACGGTGAGCACGCGCTGGTGTTCTTCTGGTACAAGCATGAGCAGGACCGCATCATACAGGCCCTCGCCGGCAGCGGCCTGCGGGTACGCAAGTACGAAGGGCCAGAGGATGAGCGGGCTTGGAACGCCGGTGAGGTGGATATCCTTCTTGCCCACCCCGTCAGCTGCGGCTACGGCCTGAACCTGCAGGCCGGCGGCCACCACTGCATTTGGTTCACGCTTCCGAACTGGGCGTTGGAGATTTTCCAGCAGGCAAACAAGCGGCTGCACCGTCAGGGCCAGCAGTTCCCCGTGATCTCCCATCTGCTGATCACGCAGGGCGGCGTGGACGAGGATGTCCTGGCCTCTCTCCAGACCAAGGGCGATGGGCAGGAGGAACTGATGCAGGCATTGAAGGCAAGAATTGAACAGGCGAAGCGAGGCGTTGCATGAGTACGCTGAAGGAAATGGCGCATGAATACAAAGTCGCCGCCGCCAAGCTGGCTATGGCCATTGAGCGGCATAAGAAAGAGGGCGATCTGACAGAGGAGTGAAATAGTTGTGGTGCAGGAAAACGGCTTTCCCAGAAGGCTGCAGACGCTACGAGAAAAGCGGCGTCTGAGCCGGCGCACGTTGGCCGAGTTGTGCGGCCTGAGCGGAAATATGATTGGCATGTATGAGCGTGGGGAAAAGGCTCCATCTGTTGATGCTTTGGTTCGTCTGGCTGATTATTTTGGGGTGTCAACCGACTATCTTCTTGGCAGAAAAAATTTTTCAAGTGAACACCCACGGTGTGACTGAGGCTCAAAAACTGTGTTATGGTTTTATTGGGCCGATGTATGAGATCCATAGGATGCCTCCTTTCTAACCCGCCGACGCGCTGAGGCGGGCAGAGTATCAGCGCATCAGACATGAGGCCAGACCTTCGGGGAAAGGGTCTGGCCTTAATGCCTGTTAGGAGATGGTTAAATGCTGAAATCGTGTAAGTATTGCGGGCGAATCCATCCGAGAGGATACATCTGCCCTAAGAAGCCGAAGCAGGCGAAGCACCGCAACAGTAAGACGTCTGGGTTCCGCAAGACGCATACCTGGCAGAAAAAGCGGGAACAGATCGTACGGCGTGACTTCCATCTTTGCAGGGTTTGCAACGAGGGAAGCTACGGTGTCTTCGGAGTGCCAGGGCTGGACCAGGAGTTGTCGGTGCATCACATTGAACCGCTGGAGGAGAGATTCGACCTGCGGCTTGATGATGGGAACCTTCTGACCTGCTGCAGCAGACATCATCGCATGGCTGATGACGGGGACATCCCGAGAGACTACCTCCACGAGCTTGCGGAGGCATCCCCCCGGTGGGATTGAGATCTCTCGGTGGATCCGTGTCAAGACCAACAGCAGCCCCCTGAACAGGATGAAGTTTAGAAATGGGAAATTGCCCGCGAGACGAGAGGAGGGTGGAAGGTGGCAAGACCGAGTAAGTCGGTTCGCGTGAAGACTGGCGCGATCGCCAGCGATGTCGAAGCAGTCCGTCAGGACGTGGAGGACAAGCTGCGAGGCGAGAACGTTCCACCCGAGCCGCCGGCAGATCTGACGGATGGACAGCGCGAGATTTTTCAATTTATCGTGAGCGGTCTGGTAGCAAGCGACATCCTCGGCCAGCTTGACGTCTTCGTTCTGGAGAGTACGGCCGTGGCCATTGACCGCCTGCGCTATATCAACGGCCTGATCGACGCTGATCCGGGACTCGTGATGCACACCGGCTTGCAGAATGCTCGTGCGAAATATCAGAGCGACCTATGGCGAGGCTGTAATGAACTGTGCCTCTCGCCCCAGGCCAGGGCCAAGATCGGCTCTCTGGCCGCGCAGAAACAGAAGAAGGAAAAGGACCCGCTGCTGGCGGCCCTGAGCGACGATGATTGACCAGAGCCGCGCCTATCAGTATGCCAAGTGGTGTACGCAGCGCGGAAACCGAAAGGTCGGCAAATATGTGAAGCTCCAGGCGAAGAAGTGGCTGAGGATCGCCGATGGCAGGCACAAGGATGCATATGTCAGCGAAAAGGCATACCGGAAGATCTGCAAGCTGCTGAAGCTGATGATCCACCCAGACCTGCACTGCTCCATGTACGATGGGCTGGAGGATTACGCTTGGTTCCTCATTGCAGCCGTGTTCTGCACCCGCCGCCGGGAGGATGATCGGCGCTTCTATCAGACCGCCATTCTCGAGATTGCCCGTAAGAACTTCAAGACTTTCAACTCCGCAATCATCTTCATTCTGGGGATGTTGACGGAACCTCGCTTCTCCCGTTTCTTCTCCGTGGCGCCGGACTTCAAGTTGTCCTCGGAGCTGCGGTTGGCTGTGCGGAAGATTATTAAGGTCTCGCCGACACTGACAAAGTATTTCAAGATCAACAGGGATATGATTACCTGCCTGATCAACGAGATAGAATATACGCCTTTGGCGTACTCCAATGACGGCATGGACGGCCGTCTGGCAAATATCTTCCTGGCTGATGAGGCCGGTGCGCTGGATAGCTACCCTGTGGAAGCCATGCGCTCCTCCCAGATCACGCTGGTCAATAAGCTGGGCATCATCATTTCCACCCAGTACCCCAACGACAACAACGTGATGATCGACGAGGTCGACATTGCGAAAAAGGTCTTGGATGGAGTGCTGGAGAAGGAAAATGTCTTCGCATTGCTCTACGAGCCGGACGATGCACTCCGAAAGCGGTGGGAGACGGATGACTTGGTGATCTACCAGGCCAATCCCGTGGCCGTGAACAACAAAGAGGTCTTTGACTCCATCAAAGATCTCCGAACCATGGCCATTCTCTATGAAAACAAGCGGGAGAACTTCCTCTGCAAGCACTGCAACATCATGTATAAGGGCCTGGGCGTCGAGGGTTATATCGACGTGCAGAAGGTCAGACGGTGCAGGGTGGCAGAGAATCTGGATTTCTGGTGCGGCCGCCGGGTGTGGGTGGGGCTCGACCTCTCCCAGTCGGACGATAACACGTCCGTGGCTATGGTGACGGAAGCGGACGGCGTGATCCACGCCAAGGTGTGGGGCATCCTGCCGAAGGATCGCATCGAGATCAAAACCAAGAAGGAAAATGTGGACTACCGGAAGCTGATCGCCGCCGGCAGCTGCTTTGCTGAGGGTGAGGAGGTCATCGACTACGGCTTTGTGGAACGCTGGATCCTCGGCCTTGAGGAGAAATACGGCGTCGAGGTCATGCAGGTAGGCTATGACCGCTACAATGCCATCTCCACCGTGCAGAAGCTGGAGGCAAACAGCATGGAATGCGTAGAGGTCAAGCAGCACTCCTCTGTGCTGCACCCACCCACCAAGCTGCTCCGTGAGGCAATCTTAAAGAAGGAATTTGCCTACGACGAGAACCGGCTGCTGGAAATCAACTTCCAGAATGCGCGGTGCACAGAGGATACGAACCTGAATAAATACGTGAACAAGAAGAGGTCTGCCGGCAAGGTGGATATGGTCGTTTCCACCATCATTGCCGTATATCTGATGCAGCAGGCCATGCTGGACAACAGCGAGCTGGACTGGGGCATCCAGGTAATTTGAGGCGAGGTGAGAACAATCGGACTCTTAGATTGGTTTAGAACAGAACGCCGCTCACAGGAGCAGACGCTGGACAGTTCCCAGCTGGATACAGCCCTCCGTGCGGCGCTGGGCGGCAGCGCGGTGACGGTGCGGTCCGTTTTGAATATCCCTGCCGTAAGCGGTAGCGTCGGATTTATTGCCGGCACGGTGGCCTCTCTGCCCATCAGGCTTTACCGGAATAAGAGTGGGCAGTCCGAGGAGGTCACAGACGATTACCGCCTGCGGCTCCTGAATGAGGAAACCGGCGATCTGCTGGACGCCTTCCAATGGAAATGCACCCTCGTGCGGGACTATCTGCTCCCCGGCAATGGCTACACCTATGTGGACTGGGTCAGCAACCGCATTGACGGCCTGTATTATGTGGATCCGATGCAGGTCAGCGCAGAGATCGGCGCCGACCCCATCTTCAAGACAGCGCGTTTTTTTATCGGCGGCCGCAGCTATCGTGACTACGAGATCATGCGCATACTGCGGAACACCCGGGACGGCGTCACCGGCTCCGGCCTCGTGGCAGAGAGCCCAATCCAGCTGGAAACCATGCTGAACGCACTCAAGTATGAGAACCGCATGGTAAAGACCGGCGCAAAGAAGGGCTTCCTGAAGGTCGAAAAGGACAAAAAAGTCTCGCAGACGGTGCTGGATCAGCTCAGGAACAGCTGGCGGAAGATGTACGGGCCAGATTCGGAGGAAACCACGGTCATCCTGAATGACGGTGTGGACTTCAAGGATGCTGGCCAAACCGCCGTTGAGACCCAGCTCAACGAGAACAAGCAGACCAACGCCCACGAGATCTACCGTATTTTCAACATCGCTCCGACAATCTTGGAAGGGGATGCGACGGCAGAAGATCTGAAGAACACGGTACGGTTCGCCATTGCGCCGGTGGTGAAGGCGCTACAGCTGGCCATCAACCGCTTCTGCCTGCTGGAGGCTGAGAAGGGCGTTCTGGCCTTCGAGATCGACATGGATGCGCTGGACGGCACGGATATGCTCGCCCGGTATCAGGCCTACGAAGTGGCCATCCGGAACGGCTGGATGCAGCTGGATGAGGTCCGCTATGACGAGGGCCGCAACCCGCTGGGCCTGAAATTCATTCGCCTTGGCCTGGATACGGTCATTTACGATCCGGAATCCAGAATGATCTATACGCCCAACACCAAGGAATGGGCATCAATTGACCAGAAAGGAGGAGGTGAGCCGATTGCAGGTAGAGATCCGAGCGGATAAGAAAAGCATGACTGTTGGCGGCTATGTCAATGTGGTGGGCCGCGATTCCCGTGTGCTGCACGATAAAACGGGGCCGTATGTTGAGCAGATCATGCCTGGGGCATTCAAGAAAGCTCTGGCCGCAGACAGCAAGGTGGAACTGCGCTTCAACCACAAGAAGATCCTCGACAGCGAAGATCTGGAGCTTCGGGAGGATAACATCGGGCTGAGGGCCCACGCTGTCGTAACTGACAGCGAGGTCATTGCCGCCGCCGAGCAGAAAGAACTGCGAGGCTGGTCTTTCGGTTTTGTAAAGCAGAAGGATCATTGGAAAACCGATGAAGAAGGCACCCGCCGCCGCTTCGTGGACGAACTGGAACTGAGGGAAGTCTCCATCCTGGATAAGACGCCGGCCTACATTGCCACCAGCATTGAGACCCGCGACGATGATGAGATCCTTGTCGAGTTCCGCGCCGATCAGCCGTTGGAGGACGGCGTGGATTACATCCGTCAGACCGAAAGCACCACAGAAACCAAAACCACCACCCTGACGCCTGGGGATGAGAGCGTTATGTTCTGCGCCCAGAAGACCGTAGAAATCTACAAAATGAGAAGGAGAATGTGATTATGCCTTTCAACCTGAAAAAGCTGACCGAACGCCGTGTCGAGCTGATGACTCAGCTGGAAAACATGGTGAAGAACTGCGAGACCGAAACCCGCGCCTTCAATGAGGAGGAGCAGACCCGGTACAACGAAATCCTGGCCGAGGTTCGTTCCATTGACACCACTCTGGACGCTGCTGACCAGGGCGCCGCTCTGCAGCAGATGGAACGCCGCGCCGCCGGCGGCCAGGAGGAGCCCCGTTCCCAGGAGGAGCTGGAAACCCGCGCCTTTGAGTGCTATATCCGCGGTATCGCCCCCGATGTGGAGACCCGTGCGGCAACCAACATGACCGTCGGGGACAATGGCGCAGTCATTCCTACCTCCATCGCCAACAAGATTATCGAGATGGTCAAGGAGATCTCCCCCCTGTACCACCTCTCTACCCATTACGACGTGGGCGGCACCCTGACCATCCCCAGCTATGACGAATCCACCCAGAAGATCACGATGGCTTACGCCACCGAGTTCACGGCGCTGACTTCCAGTTCTGGCAAGTTCACCAGCATCTCTCTGGGCGGTTTCCTGGCCGGTGCTCTGACCAAGATCTCCATGTCCCTGATCAACAACAGCAAGTTCGACATCGTGTCCTATGTCATCCGCAAGATGGCCGAGGCTGTGTCCGAGTGGCTTGAGAACGAGCTGATCAACGGTACGGACGGCAAGATCGAGGGCGTGTCCAAGGTCACTGCCGCCGTGACGGCCGCTGCTGCTACCGCCATCACCGCCGACGAACTGATCGACCTGCAGGAGAGCATCCCCGACAAGCTGCAGCCCGGCTGTATCTGGGTGATGAGCCGTGCGACCCGCACCGCCATCCGCAAGCTGAAGGACGGCGATGGCAACTACCTGCTGAACAAGGATGCCACCGCCAAATGGGGCTACAGCCTGTTCAGCCACGATGTGTACGTCTCTCAGAGCATGCCGGACATGGCCGCGGGGAAGCGCGCGGTGCTGTACCTTGACCCCGCCGGCCTTGCCGTGAAGGTCGCCGAAAACCCCAGCGTGCAGGTCCTGCGCGAAAAGTTCGCCGATGAGCACGCTGTAGGCGTGATCTGCTGGATGGAGGTTGATTCCAAGGTGGAAAACAAGCAGAAAATCGCCGTGCTGGCTATGAAGGCTGGCGGCTAAGAAAGGAGCATGGCGATGAAGGTAAAAGCGACCACGAGTTTTGCCGGTGAAATCTGCATGGCGAAGGGTGATGTCCGCGACGTTCCGGAGAGCGTCGCGGCTCCCCTCCTGGAGTGCGGTTATCTGGAAGTTCTGGAGCCCGTTCAGACTTCAGAGCAGACGGATGAGCAGAATTCCGAGACGGAAACCACTCAGGAACCGAAGATGGAGACCACGCAGGAACCGGAGACGGAGACGAAGAAAACCAAGCGGGCCAAGGATAAGACGGAGGGCTGATGCATGAGACCTCGTGATCTGATGGCTGCGGATATCGCTCTGTTCTCCAGAAAGATCCTCAACACGGCCGAGTTTGACGAGCTCTCTGTTCTGGAGCAACAGGAATGCGAGGATGCGCTCGCTGCTGCGAAAGCAGCCGCAGCCGCTTATACCGGACTCGACATCGAGGCCACAGAGCAGGAAGATCTCGCTTATGCGGTGAAGGCCCTGGCGGCCGAGATGATTGACAACCGTCAGGTCACGATGCAGTATACCGGGCGCAATCCAACCGTTATGCAGATCCTCGACATGCACAGCGTGAACCTGCTCCCAAGCGCGGAGGAATAGTCAGATGCGATACGGAACGAACACTAATCTTTCGTCGCTCCTCGACCAGAAGGTCGATATTCTTCAGCTCATGCACGACGAAGATAGCACTGCTTACGCCTGGACGATCCGCAAGACTTGCCCAGCGTATGTGGAGACAGATATCCACGATAATCTGTTTTCGGCGGCCGGTACAAGAGCGCGCGGTGCTAAGATCACCATTCGCCCGGACAGCAGGCTCACACTGCACGAAGCCATGCGCTGGAACGGCAAATTCCTGTTTCTGACGTCAATTGAGCTTTCCGAGCGGCGTGACCGACAGGCACTTCAGGCGGCGGTGTGTGAGAGCGTGACACTGACAGCGCGGCCGCAGGATCGGACGGGACGCGACACCTATAATCGTCCGGTCGCCGTGAGCGTTCCGAGCTTCACATTCCCCGGCATCCTGACGGAGAAATACTTCCGCAATGAAGCGGACGACGTCTACCGCGCGGAGGTGCAGCAGCGCGTGCTGGTGACTCCGAAGGTCATTGTGCTGCGTGCCGGAGATCTGGTGCAGAAGGGGAACGAAACGCCATACACCGTGCGTCAGGTGCTCGATCTTGACCCATACAAGAACGAGTACGTGATCGAGCGCAGCTGGGAGGCATAATGCAGAGCGTTGAGATCAGCGGGCTGAAAGAGATCCAGAAAAAGCTGGAGGGCTATCCGGAGGCCATGAAGAAGGCGCGCAGCGAGTTCTTCGAGGAGGCCGGACGAGAGATGCTCTCCACGGTGCGCCGCCGCATCGGCGGTCAGGGCTATGTGGCGAATGTGCAGGATCGGCATGTCGGTTCCGGCAGAGGCTATGCAGCCGTCCGCGCCAAGGCAAAAACCGAACTAAGAGGTTATGCTGCCGGATATGTAACCAACGCACTGGAAGGCGGACACGTGCAAACGCCAGGTCGGTATGTTCCGGCAATGGGCAAGAAACTCAAGGCTAATCGTGTAAAAGGAAAGTATATGTACCGCAAGACAGCCGCTGAGCTGCCGCAGATCGCCGAAAGAGGCGCGCAAGAAATCGAGAAGAAGGCCATGGCCTACCTGGAGGGGAAAGGATGAACAGCACGGAGATTCTGGACGCCGTCAACGCGCGTCTGCTGGAAAAGTGGCCTGAGCGCACCGTCTATATCAACGTCTGCCCGGAGGACTATGAACGCCCTTCCTTCTGGCTCGAGGTCACGCGCGACGACCGCACGCCGGTCACGCAGCGCATGACGAAGCGGAATGTACAGATCCGGCTTACACTGCACGATGAGGCCGATGAGCACTATGACATCAGCTGGGCAAGGCTTAACAACGATGTATCGGCGTGCCTGAAGCTTATGATGCAGGTCCTGCACGTGGGGGCGCGCAGGCTGCTGCCGCAGCTGCAGAGCATGCCGCGGGACGTTGACAGAGCCGCTATTCTGCTGAATTTTGAATTTATGGAAAGCAATGAAGAGACCGCACCGGAGATCCCGACGGCGGACTCTTACCAGATCTCCGTGCAGGTAAACGGCGGAGAAATTTATCAAAGGAGCGAATGAGTATGGGACTGCCTGAACTCACTTTTACCCTGAAAAAAGCCGCGGAGACGGTATCCACCCGCATTTCCCGCGGCGCTGTCGCGCTGATCCTGCGCGACGCCAAAGCGAACGGCGTACACGTCGTTTGCCAGGAGAGCGATATCCCGACGACGCTTGGCGCGGACAATATCGCATACATCAAGCGTACCCTGATGGGCTACATCAACCGCCCGAGCGCTGTGTACGTCTCCGTTGTGCCGGCGGCCGGAACGATCGCGGCAGGCTTCAGTGCACTGGCGGCCTACACCTATGACTACATCGCGGGCCCGTCCGACATCTCTGCTGAAGACGCCACGGCGCTTGCCGCTCTCGTCAAGGAGCGCCGCAAGCTGCGCTATATCGGCAAGGCAGTGCTGCCCAACACTGCGGCGGATTATGAGGGCGTCATCAACTTTGTGTCTGCCGGTATCGCCGCCGGCGGCAAGACGGCTTTCTCTGCCGCGGCTTACTGCTCGCGCATTGCGGGTATGCTGGCCGGTACGCCCGCGCAGTGCAGCGCGACCTATGCGCAGCTGAGCGAGGTGACCGGCGTGACGGCGACCGAGAACCCCGACGCAGCGGTCGACGCCGGCAAGCTCTTCATCATCGACGACGGCCGCGTGCGCAAGCTGAGCCGCGCCGTGACCAGCAAGGTCACGATCGGCGACACGGAACCCGAGGCGCTCAAGAAGATCAAGATGACCGCGGCCATCGACCTGATCCGCTACTACGCCGTCTCGAGCGTCGAGGACGACTACTTCGGCAAGTGCGCCAACACCTACGATGACAAGTGTGTCCTGCTGCTGGCGTTGCAGGACTACCTCAAGAGTCTGGAGGACTCCAAGGTGCTGGAGAGCGGTTCGTCCGGCGCGGTGCTCGACGCCGACGCGACGCGCAAGTATCTCATCACCGCCGCCGGCGACGATGCCACCGAGGCAGAGCGCATCAAAAAGCTCAGCGACAATGAGGTCATCAAGGAGAACACCGGCAGCAAGGTGTTTTTGAAGCTCTACGGTAACATCATGGACGCCATGGAAGACTTCGCCATCGTTTTCGAGGTCTCTCCGAGCGTCATTGCAGCCTGATAGGAGGAAACACACATGAGTGAAGCTATTGACACCACGCTGGTACGCAGCGGCACATGGGGCAGCCTGTGGATCGACGGTGAACAGGTCGCCGAGTGCTACGGCTGCCAGGCTAAGATCAGCAAGACCAAGGAGAGCGTTCCCCGTTGCCGCGCCATGATGGAGGACAGCAAGCTCGTATCCACCAAGGGCACCGGCTCCATCCGCATCTATAACGCGACTTCCCGCCTCATTGAGCTGGAGGGCGAGGCGCTCAAGACCGGCAAGGACCTGCGCCACACGATCATCAGCAATCTGGACGACCCCGATAACCCGAACAACCAGCGCATCGCGCTCATGGGCGTCAGCTTTGACGACCTGACGCTTGCGGACTGGGAGGCCGCCAAGCTCGGGCAGATCGAGTCCCCGTTCACATTCAACGACTATCAGATGCTGGACACCTGAAAATATTGCGCAGCACCGTCGGGAGACCGGCGGCGCTGCGCATAGTCAAATTTGGAGGGAATTATGGAAAATACCATCGTCAATCAGAACGCCGCCGCAGAGCAGCCGTCTGTGCTGGATCTGCTGCTGGGCGAAAAGGTCATCAATGTGGCGAAGAACCTGCCGACGGCCAAGTTTGAGGTCCCGCGCCTGAGCGAGGCAGCCGGCGCGCCGGTCATCTTCACGCTCCAGGCTCTGCCCTACGGGCGTGTGCAGGACATAAGCCGTCTCGATCAGGACGCCGAGCTTCAGATCCTGCTGGCAGGCTGCATCGACCCCGACCTGAAGAGCACGCCGCTGCAGCACAAATTTGGCGGGATCACGCCGGCGGAGACGCTCAAGGCGATGCTGCTGCCCGGCGAAATCGCCGATCTGAGCCGCGAGGTTGAACGTCTGAGCGGCTATCGCCGCGCGACCATCGAAAAGGTAAAAAACGCCTGACGGAGGGCAGCGATCCGGAGCTGGGGCTTGCCTACTACCTTTTTCACGTGCACGGCATCCTGCCGGGCGACTACTACAACCGCCCGCAGGGAGAAAAGGACCTCATCTGGGCGCTGTCCTCCTATGAGGCTGCTGCACGCAGCCGCCCCACGCCGCGCGGCAAAGCCATCAAGGTCACGCGGGGTAAAAAATAAAGCCGCCCATTCGGGCGGCTGAAACTCTAAATGAAAAATGGAAGCAATACCGCAATCAGAAGTGAGACTGCTATTGTGATGATAGATGTCTTCGTCATAGGTATCACGCTCCTTGCTTTCATTATATGCATTTTCGCGACAAAGTCAATGATAAGGCGGTGAAAGAATTGCCAGAAACCTCAATCGTAATCAAGACGCAAGACAAGTCTTCTGAGGGGATGAAGACGATTGCGAAGAACGCCGCCGATCTCGGCAGTAAGCTCCGTGAACTTCAGGACAAAGCGCATTCTCTCAGTAAAGAGAAAGCTACGCTCAATGCGAACTTCGATAAAGCAAAAAAAGAGCTGACCGAAGCAAAGAAAAAATTCAATGAGACGCAGGATGCCATGGATGGCCTCAAGATGGAGGCCGCACAGGCGAACTTCGATAATTTATCCTATCAGTTCCGTTCCGTCAGCAAAGAAGCCGAAAAGGCCCGCAAGGAGATCGAAAACCTTGACACGAAGGCCAACAAGTCGATGAACAGCTCGGGCGGCATAGGCGGCGGCTTCAAGTCAATCACAAACGCACTCGTCACTATGCAGGCAGCGCAGATGATTGGCGGCGCAGTACAAGGATCTCTAAACACAAAAATCGGCAGTGCTTTGGGAAGCGATTCCGGTACCCTTGCATCCAGCATGATCTCCTCTGTGCTCTCCGGCGCAATAACCGGGTCAGCATTTGGGCCGCTCGGCGTGCTGGCAGGTGCCACAGTAGGCGGCATTACCGGAGCAATATCGGGAAGTGCACAACGATATGAATCGCAGGATTCCTCCTTCAAGTCTTACGTGCAGGACGCTGTGCAGGAGCAGCTGGACGCGCAGAGCGAGTCGCTGACGAGCGGCAGCTCGATCGCCGCGGGGCGCGAGACCGACAAAATCTCCTTCGCGACGCTGTTCGGCAGCAAAGAGACCGCGGACAGCTATCTCACAAACCTTGTCGGCATGGCCAACTCGACGCCGTTTCTTTATGACGACCTGACAAGCATGAGCAAGACGCTCGCGACCTACGGCTACGATGCAGACAGCATCCTGCCGGTGTTGCAGACCATCGGCGACGCGGGCGCGGCGCTCGGCCAGTCTACGAACGATATGACCGCCGTGGCCACGGCCATCGGCCGCATGAAGAGCAGCAACAAGACGACGCTCGAATACCTCAACATCCTCAATGACCGCGGTATCGGCGCGGTCGGGATGCTCTCTGACGCATACGGCGTGGATCAGGGCACGATGTACAGCATGATCTCCAAGGGCGAAGTTGCCGGGCAGGACGCTGCCAGGATCATTCTGGACGCGCTCTCGGACAGCTTTGCAGGGTCAATGGAGGCGCAGTCCAAGACCTTCAGCGGCATCACATCCACCATTGAGGGCCTGCAACAGGAGCTCGACAACGCCATGGGCGAAGGCTACAACCAGACGCGCATGCAGGGCCTTGAGGCGCAGAAGGAATGGCTCGCCGGTGACAGTGGCCAGGAAATGCAGGAAGCCTACACCGCGATCGGCGCCTGGAAGGCCTCGCTGGAAAATGCCAAAGAACAGTACATCCGCGACGCGATGAACGACGCCATGGGCAGCGAGGCGTATAAAACCGCCGAAGCCGAAGGCGACGCTGCCGAGATGGGCCGTATCTTGATGAAGGCGAAAATCGACGGCATGAACGAGTATAACGCCAACGAAGGCAAGGATGAAGAACTCACCCAAGAGCTGAGCCTGATCGAGTCTGTGCGCAACGATACGGCGCTCAACAATTCTTACTGGAATGCCGGTTATACGCTCGGACAGGAGTTTTCCAAGGGCCGCGCCGCAGCGACAACGGATTCCGCCTGGGCGGATGCGGTGAACAATTTCAATTCCGGTTATACGAAGCACCGTTCCGGCCACCAGCGCGCCATGGGCATCGACTACGTCCCTTATGATAACTTCCCCGCCCTGCTGCATGAGGGTGAAAAGGTCCTGACGGCCGGCGAGGCCAGGCAGGAGAAAAACGGCGTCGGCAGCATCCAGATCGTCATCAACGGTATGACGGTGCGTGAGGACGCCGACATCGACCGCGTGGCGCAAGCGTTGCTGAGCAAGCTGGAAGAAGCCAACATGAGGGGGTAATGCCATGCAATTCTGTTTTATTGCGAACGGCGACGTGCTGACGCTGCCGATTACGCCGGCCTCCTACGAGTGGACGACCGGCAAGAACATTGAGACCATCAATGTTTCGCAGCTCGGCGACGTGTACCTCCCCGGCAACCGCAGCCGGCACAGCGGCACGATCGAATGTCTGCTGCCCTCTCAGGATTATCCGTTTAACCAGCCTGGGACGATCCTTGACCCCGGCTATTATCTGGAGCCGCTGCGCTACTGGGCGGCTGAAAAGATCCCCGTGCGGTACATCGTGACGGAAAGCGATATCAATGCGCTTGTATACATCGAGAGCGTGACCGAAAAGGAGCAGGACGGCACGGGCGACGTCTACTGCACGATCGCACTGCGCGAGTACGTGGATCTGGAAGCCCAGGAGGTCGCAACGCTCAACACGACGCGCTATACCGGCAACAGTGGCCGCAAGAGCGACGCCGCAAAGGACATCACCTATCACCGCGTCGTCTCCGGAGACACGCTCAGCATGCTCTGCCGGCGCACCTACGGCGACGGCACGGCGAGCTACTACAACGCCCTTGCCAAATATAACGGCATCAGCAATCCGCACCTGATCTACGTCGGGCAGACGATCAAGCTGCCGCCGAAGGATATTCTTCTGGGAGGCGGCTGATGGAGATCTATTTGACACATGACCAGTCGACCCGCCGCATCACGGATATCCTGCTCAACTGGTCCTGGAGCGGCGATAAGTCGACGCTGGTGCGCCAGCTCGTCGCCGAGATCGTTTTTGATGAGTCGACCGGCCTGCCCGTCCCTCAGATGGGCGACGCCGTGATGATGACGGACGACTCCGGCAATCCGATTTTTGACGGAGTCGTGCTTCGCAGAAGCGCCGGCAGCGAAGAGACGAGCATGAGCTTCACGTGCTTCGACCGCGGAATCTACTGCCGGCGCAACGACGGCACCTACAAATTCCGCGACGCGACGCCGGAAAGTATCACCCGCCAGGTCTGCGCCGACTATGAGATCCCCATTGTGTCGCTGCCTTCGACCGGCGTGAAGATCAGCCGCAAATTTGCGGGCGTCGCACTGGATAAGATCTTTGAAACGGCCTGGACACTGGCCACACAGCAGACCGAGGACAAATATGCCATCACCTACACGCCGAAAGGCCTTCTGGTGGCCGTCCGAGACGTCAGCGAGCGCAGCATCGTGCTCAAGGCCGAATCTAACCTGATGGACGCCAGGACGGTGGAGGACGCGACAAACATAGTCAACAGCGTGGCCATCTACGACGCCGACGGCAGCTTTCAGCGCCGCATGGGTACCGATGATGCGCAAAAGCTCTTCGGCATGATGGAGCGCCATCTGACCGAAAATGCCTCATCTGACGTCGATATCGACAAAGAGGCGCAAAAACTCTTGGACGACGGCGTCATGACGCAGACGGTCACCGTCGACGTCCTTGGGGATCTCTCACTGATCACCGGCCAGACGGTCGTTGTGCGGGAGAACAAGACCGGCCTGCAGGGGATCTTCTGGATCGACGCCGATGTCCATACCTGGAAGCGCGACAATTACTACTGCAAGCTGACACTCAACTGCCGGAATGTCGTTTCCGGCAGCACTGCCGGAGGTGAATTGACATGAGCGAAAGCGCCCGCGATCCCTATGTCGGGATCAACCAGCATATTTCGCAGCGCGCCAACAAGGAGCAGCACCCGACCTACACGATCGGCAGGATATTATCGCTCGATCCGATCAAGATCCGCGCCGACGGCATCGACCTTGAGAAAGAGGATCTCCGCGTGGCGGAATCCATGTATCCCAATTTTCTGGCAGATGTCGAAGCACGCGAAGAAAACGGCATCGAAACGCTGCTGCCTGAGAAGCTGGTGCAGGTCACGCAGAGCGCCATCGGTCCGTTTGTTTTTCTCCGGCCGGAGGAGCATGTTTTCGGCTGGGTCGTGCTCAACGTCGACGACGAGGTGCTGCTCATGCGCTCGGATGACGGCCAGACCTATTATCTCATTGAGAGGATGGTGACACTGGAATGAACATCTTTCCTTTGATCAGCTCGCCGGTATCCGATTTGGGCACCGAGCTTCCGCTGGCGCGTGAAGTGCGCTGGGACTTTACCGAGGACGAGCCCATCTGGCACGGTGGGAACCCCGCGACAGTGACCGGCGCGGAAGCTGTGCTGGTATGGGCCTGGAACACGATCAATACGTCGCGCTATCTGCACGACGTATTTACCCATAATTACGGACAAGATCTGCAATCTCTGATCGGTGAGGCCTATGGCGACGATATCAGGCAGTCGGAGGCCATCCGCTGTATCCGCGAAGCACTGGAGATCAATCCATACATCAAAACCGTCCATCAGATCGATGTGAAGTTTGAGGGCTCGGTGCTGCACCTGTCTTTCAAGGCAAAAACCATTTACGGGGAGGTAACACTCAATGACGGAAAAATCGCCCTTTGAGAGCATGACGCCGGAAAGCATCAAGTCTGAGATGCTCGGGCGCGTGATCAATGCCGGCGTCGATGTGGATGCCCGCGAGGGCAGCTATGCCAACATCCTGCTGAGCGAGGCTGCCTACGTCATGTGGAAATACGGTCAGACGCTCAATGGTTTTATCGACATTCTCTTCCCGGGGGCCCAGAGCGGGCGGTATCTGGATCTGCACGCTGCGCATATCGGTATGACCAGGCAACCGGGCGCAAAAGCAAAGGTGACGGTGACCTTCTCAGGCGTGAACGGCACGAAGATCCCCGCGGGGACTGTTGTGTGCACACCAAGCGCGCTGCGCTTTCTGACGACGGAAGAGGTCACCATTGCTGACGGGCTTGCCAGCGTGCTCTGCGTCGCCGAAGATATCGGCGCTGATTACAACGTGCCGGAAGCTACCGTCACACAGATGGCGGTCAATATCCATGGCGTGCACGGCGTGACCAACGCGGCCGCCGGCGTCGGCGGCGCGGACGAAGAGAGCGACGCAGATCTGTGGGCACGCTATCACGAGCGCCGCACAGAGCCGATCACATCCGGCAACGCCAACCACTACGTGATGTGGGCAAAGGAGGTCACGGGTGTCTCCTATGCCCGCTGCATCCCGCTGTGGAACGGCAATGGCACCGTCAAGGTCATCATTGCCGGCGCGGACAAAAAGCCGCTGGACGACACGATCGTGACCGCATGCGCGGAACACATTGAGGCAGAGCGCCCAATCGGCGCGACGGTAACGGTGGTCTCGGTCACGGAGGTTGAGATTCCGATCGTTGCCAAGATCAAACTCGTCAATGGTCATAGTCTCGACGAGGTCAAAGCGGATCTTTCCGCAGCGGTCAGCGCACTGCTGGCAGCTCTGCCATTCGCTGAAGAGCAGAGCGTGCCTTACAGCCGTTTTCTCGCAAGCCTTCTGCAGTGCGCAGGCGTAGCGGATTACAGCACATTCACTGTCAATGGAGCAAAGACGGCGCTGCGCATCAACTCTGGCACGATTCCCATGCTCGGCACTGTTGATGTAACGACCTATTAAGGCGGTGGAGCATGGAGAATCGCGAGAAAGTACCTGTTCGGTATCGTAAAAATGCACAGACAGCCGCGCTGCTCGACACGCTCGGGCTTTCCGCCCAGCAGATGGCAGATCTCGTGGAAGACGTCAAAAAGCAGTTTTTTATCGAGACGGCCACATGGAGCCTGCCGCTCTGGGAGTATCAGGTCGGTATCACGCCGCCCGCGAACGCGACGGAAACCTCACGCCGCAATGCGATCAAGGCCCACCTGCTTGCTGGCGGCAACACCAACGCTGACACGGTCCGCGACATGGCCACAGCGATGACGGGCTACGCTGCACGCGTCATCATGAACGACGATTATAGCTTCACGCTGGAATTCCTTGGCGAGACGGATGACCTTGTCGAGTTAGATCTGAGCAGCCTGACCGATTCCGTCAATCTCATTAGTCCGGCACACCTGCGCTTTATCATCGCCGGTCTGACGTGGGAACGGTTTGAGGCTGTCAACATGACATGGCAAAAACTGGAAGATATGAACATGACGTGGGAGCGGTTGGAAGAGTCTGTTCCCATTGTCGGAACAAAACAGTAAAGGAGAGCAATATGAGAAGTCAGGGACGGTTTGGTGCCAATTACAGTGTGAATGGGCACCGCACGAGCGGCGAGCGCCGCGTCGACTTTAATAAGGGGTATAGTTTCCTCTTCGAACGCTGCTTTGAAGAAAATACCTTGGAGGAAATTGAGAAAATCGACTGGTCTCATGTCACTGTGAAGACACTGGATGCGAACTATCCTCCCTGCAGTCTTCCTGAAGGATATTCCTTCGTTGTCAAGGATATTCAGTACATCAAGTGCTACGACAGCTTTGAGGTGACGATTGAGGTCGACAAACAGTACTGGGGCGATGTGACGCCTTATCAGGCGCAGATTGCCGAGCTGACGGCGGCATCCGAGGCCAAGGACAGTGAGCTTTCCGAGAAAAACGCCCTGATTGCGGAAAAGACGCAGCAGATCGCGCAGAAAGACAGCAAAATTGCGGAAATGGCAGACGCCGAGCAGGCGGCGAAGATCCTGCTCGGCGAGGCCGACTAACGGGGATGTGATAGGATGACCGCCTACGAGCAGGCCGATCAGGAGCGCAAGCAGCTATGGGATAGAAAAGAGCTCGTCAAATCGCAGTTAAAGGACATCGTCAATCCGGAAGAGCTCGCCAAGCAGAAAAAACGCTATGGCATTCTTGAGGCAATGTATGAAGAAGCCCTGCTGCGTATGGAGGCTGCCCGACCGCCGAAGGACAAGCGGCGGAAGGCCCCCAAGCAGCGCAGGATCGCTCTTTATATGGAAGGCGTCCTTGAATCCGAAAACGCTTGCCGCGGCGAAGCTAAAGACGGTGCTGTTGCCGATATTTTCGGGAATACGGTGCGTTGGACGGACCTTGACATTGATCCGGATGACGAAGGCAAAAAAGCCCGCCTGATGCGATGCCTCAAGCGCGGAAAAGCCGCCTGCTCGCCTCGGCAGCAGGAAATGCTTGATTTGTTTTTGCAGGGGAAATCGATTCGGGAAATTGCAGAAGCAACGGGGGTGGATAAGACCACAGTGTCGAGAACTCTAAAGCGCGCAAAGAAAACGATCAACGAAATCGAAGGAGCCATGCGCAACGAAGAGCGCGCAGAAGCTCGGGGCGTTATTGATTTTTCTTCAAGAGAAGTGGCCGAGGACATTCTTTCTTCCCTGACCGAAACGCAAGCCGTTTACTTATATCTTTACTACGGGGAATGGTTAAGCCTGCGGGATATCGGCGAATTGCTCGATAAGAGCCACGTTTCCGTATGCAATGGAATCCACCGCGCAGTAAAAAGGATCCGCGAAAAATATAACGATAATGAGGACTTGATGCTCTGCGGTGTTGAAGACCTTGAACCCATGCTATATGAGATATATCAACAGCCGGATATCGAACACCTCGTGCCTCAGCGGGCAAAAGATGCTGCAAAGCACGCCTATGCGAAACGAAGGTTCCCCGAAAACATGGAAAAGAGGAACTTGCGCCATAGGGAAATATGGAACGAACCGATATGGGCACAACGAAGAATTCGCAAAGTCAATGACAGCAGACTGCTCCGCGCTCTGCAAGACGCGGCAGCACAGCGTGCCACATCGGTGTTAAATCTGTTGTCAAAGCTGATCACTTATGCACGAAAGAAGATTTTGAAAGGAGTCGATTCCTATTATGAGTGGAAAAAGCTACACTGAGCGCGCACGCGCGCTGAGGCCCTATATCGAGCAGGCCAGCGAAAGCCTGACGGACAGCGACGCAGCAAAGGCCGTTGAGCTGTTCCCGCGCTGGGCGGATCACATCGGCGAGACCGTCAAGCCCGGCGACCGCCGCAGCGATACGGACGAAAGCGGCGTGCTGCACGTCTACCGCGTCAACAAAGGTCAGGGCCACACCACGCAAGAGAACTGGCCGCCGCACTCCACCCCTGCCATGTGGACGATCATCAACGTCGACCACGCGGGCACGCAAGATGACCCGATTCCGGCCGCTCGTGGTATGGAATACACCTATGGTCTTTATTACAAAGACCCCGAGGACACTAAGCTGTACCTGTGCGAGCGTACAGGTGAGCAGTCCGGCAACAAAATCACTCTTCAGTATTTGCCGCACGAGCTTGTGGGGCAGTATTTCACGGCGGTGAGCGCATGACGGCGGCGTTGATTTCCGCCGCAGCGGCGGTGGTGGTGGCGCTCATCGAGGCCATCGCCGCCCGCGACCGTCGGCGCGACAAGAAGGAGCGCGAGAAAGCCGCCGAGCAACAGAAGATGCAGGAGCAGCTGATGCTCAAGCTCATCGAGGGCAGCTGGGCGGCTATCGCCCTGGGTGAGGCGACGGCGAAGGCGATGCAGCGTATTCCGGACGCGCACTGTAACGGGGACATGCACGCCGCACTGGACTACGCCGCCGAAGTGAAGCACAAGCAAAAAGAATTTTTGGCCGAGCGGGGAATTCACTCCATCCTCGATAATGGGGCGGCGGCATGAAAGCGCTGAAAGCCCGCTGGGACAAGATGAAAAAGCGGGATAAGTACATATCCATCGCCATTTTCAGCCTGACGTGGTACACCGTCGCCTCGCTCACCATGACGGCACTCGGCGTGCCGCCGCCGGACGTGCTGACGGAACGCTGGTTCAAGGCGTGGACGACAGAGCTTGTCGTGGTGGCAGGCATCAAGATCTTCAGAAAGGACGATACAACACTATGAATAACGAATTGCTGAAAAAGAGGCTGGCGAACCTGTGCAGCGTGAAAAGCATCGTGACGATCGCCGCGACCGGCGCGGTGATCTACGGCTTTGTCGTCGGCAAGATCACAGGCGAGCAGCTCATGCTGATCTACAGCTCGATCATCGCGTTCTACTTCGGCACGCAGAGCCAGAAGAATCAGGACGCCATTGACAAGGGGGTATAAAGGCATGAACATCCGCAAATACCCGGCCAACGCGGGCAACGTCGGCGGCAAGCGCACGGCGAGCGGTATCCGCTACATCGTGATCCACTACACCGGCAATGACGGCGACACGGCGATGAACAATGCCAAGTACTACGCGGGCAGCGTGGTGAAGACCAGCGCGCACTACTTCATCGATGCAAACGAGATCGTGCAGAGCGTGGACGACCTGCGCATCGCGTGGGCGGTGGGCGGAAAGAAGTACCCGAGCTGCGCGCAGACGGGCGGCGGGACGCTGCACGGCCGCTGCCTGAACGCAAACAGCATCAGCATCGAGCTGTGCGACGCGAAGAAGGACGGCGCATACGCGCCGGACGCGCGCACCGTGGAGCGGGCGCTTGCGCTGACGCGCGAACTGATGAAGAAGTACAACATTCCGGCGAGCAATGTGATCCGCCACTTCGACGTGACGGGCAAGCTGTGCCCCGCGTACTGGGCGGGGAGAGAAAACGCGGGCAAGTGGGAGAAGGAATTCCACGGCAGGCTCGCAGGGCCGGACTACCGCGCGCAGCTGCAAAAGCGCGCGGGCCTGACGGACGGCACGATGGATTACCTCTCGGCGTATCAGTACGGCGACGACTTGATCCGCAAGCTTGCGACGATGCGCTGACTGTCTAAGCACAAAACACCCAGACAGCAAAAGCTGACTTGTTACTACCTAAATCTGCACTCCTATAATGGGGACAGTATAAAGCGCCCGAATCGCTACCAATTTGTGCCTCGCTTCTGAGACAGAAAAAGGTAGTAATTTCGGGCGCTTTTTGTTCCACGTTTGTTCCACGAAATGACAGAAAAAAACAAAAATCGTCAAATGACATGAAATACAAAATGAAGAAAATTAAGAAATATCAAGCAACACGGAGACTGCGAAAAGAAAGCGAATATAAAGAACCTCTTTCGAGTCCTGTACCGCGCACCACGAAAAAAGCCTTGAAACTTAGCAGTTTCAAGGCTTTTTTGCTGCCCTGAAACGCCTTTTACCCTTTATCGTACCCTTTATAAATTGAGAACATTTGTAATGAAGCCTTCCATACGCTGCGCGCTGACCGAGCGCATATCGTCTGTGAAATGACCGTAGACATCAAGGGTAAAGGCGGCGGTCGCATGACCAAGATTACTCTGCACGGTTTTGATGTCATCACCGGCGCGGATGCAGTTCACGGCGTAGGTATGACGAAGATCGTGTATCCTTGCGTCGGGAAGGCCGATGCGTTTCACGATACGCTTGAAGCTGTCGAAGATCGCGCGATAGGAAACATAGCGCCCAAACTCATTGGTGAACACTAAGCCGCTATCCTCCCACGCCGGGCCTGCCAT